CACCATCACACAGGCCTCAGTCTTGCGTGCCATATCGTGAAGCTCCATCATAATTGCTCTAAGTCCTGCCCATTCGTTGTCCGTCTCAGCGGTGATGTTCATTAGGTTATCAATGACTATCAACTCAGGTGGTTGTCCATAGAGTTCAACGTAGGCCCTGATCTCTAACTCCAAGTCATCAATGTTTGGAGAAGAATCAAAGACCCACTTGATGTGTGAAAGTTTGTCTAAGTGTGCATTGTAATACTTACTATCGTTAGACAGGTTTGCTTCGACTGTCACTTGTGAGTGACCAGATAGATGCGATACAGACCTCATCATTACAGTAGTGGTATCAGTATCTGCGGAGAAGAAAAGTGTAGGAACCTTGGCTTTGATTGCATAGATCAGGGAGAACATAGACTTACCAGCATTAGGTGCAGCAGCTACCATACATACCTGGCCTCTGCGAAACTTAATACCTTCTACTGCTAACCCATTCCACACATCAGGTAGTGGTGTTGCTTTGGTAAGCACTCCACTCCAAGCGCGGGAAAGATTAAGCAACGCCGTCCTCCTGATTTAATCTGATGCCTCGTTGTTGGCGAATACGGAAGCGTTCTCTTGGAGAGAGTCCACCCCATATACCAAAGTTCTCTTTGCGTATTCCCCACTCAGCACATTCTCTGCGGTGGGGGCAACGCATACAAATTGATTTTGCATACTGAGCCTCGGCAAGACTTACTGATTCCTGTTCTTTATCAGGAAACCAGAAGTCGCCACCGATTGTTGCACAACTAGGAGCTTCGTATTGACTTGGCTCCCGCATTAGTTATCGGACCCAGATGGTGTCGCACTTATCTGGCGCACCCTTTGGTGCTGCACACATATAGCCTGACCACGGACCCTTTTGTCCTACACCTGAACGTAGTGTCATTGCACCGTGACGGCAGGTATTACCGCCACCTGATGGTGCTGTTCCAACTGGTGTTGCATTGAACTGCTGTGCTACTGCTGCAACTGTTGGTGCTGCGCCAAGTTCTGTTAACTTGCCATTGAGTTCTCGACCTGTTGTGTAAATGTTTGCAGCATTCATTGCGATATCTGCTAGACCTGCTTCTAACTCTGTTGCAGTTGATGCATAAAGATTGATAAGTGTTCCATCATTTAACTTGTAATTGATTTGGAACTTTGTTCCTTCTGTAGCCATTTACTTGCCTCCACTTTGCTTGATTGATAGTCGCTGGCTTTCAGCTCCTACCTTCTTAGGGACAAACCCTAATAGTTTTTCTACCTCTGTACTGTCAACTGTCTCACGACCTTTAACAGTTGTCCAACTGACTTCGATACCTGAATTAGTAGTACCCAGTAATCCTTCAAAGGATGCCTTCAAAGAATCCTGTTGTGTTTCTAACTCTTTGATCTGCGCTGCTAACTGTAAGTACAGCAGTGCGTTCTTGTCAACATCTTCATCAGCAATGATTACATCACTGACTGGTGTACGTTCTTTTTTTAGACCAACGCATCCCATCTGCCCACTTGCGTCATAGAACTTGCAGTAGTGTTGACAGTAGCTTGCATCTTTCTCTGGTGCTGGTGCTTCCTTTGCTTCCTTAACAGCCGCTAGCCAACCGAGTGCTTCTAGTGCAATGGACTCATCGTAGTCTTCGGTGTGAACCTTGACATCTCTTTCGTCCCCGTCCCTGGCAATTGCTACCAGTGACACTCGGTTGACCGCATAGCCGTTGTTAGCTAGGAGGTAGCCGTATAGCTGTACCTGCCACCGTTGCTGATTGGTTGGAAAGTAAGAAAGGTTCCGGACTTTACTTGTCTTCCAGTCAATCACATCACCAGTACCAGGAACAAAACAGTCAATGTGTGCTTTCATTCCGTTGTATTCAACTTCGGTTTCAATCAGCACATCTGGATTATCTGCTAGTGCTCTTTCAATCTCTGCGTGGATAGCAGTACCCATAATCGCAGCGAGCTTTAGTTCATTGTCATTAGTTTCAGGTTGATCGTTAAGTCGGTACCACACCTTACGGCGACAGCCACCTACCTCTGATGGACCAATCTGTACTTGTGTAGATCGTGAACGCTTTGCATCCCCTGCTTTAAGTGCAGTAAGTAATAATTCTTTTGGGTCAGTCATTTGTTTGTCCTTTTTCGTGTAACAAGAAAGCAAGTCTACACGCTTTCCATCCTTGCTCAAACCAATAGTGTGCAGCGTATTCACCTGTTGCTATTACATCTTTGAACTCTGGTGCTACATAATCGTATGTATTAAACTCCATTGCTACATCCTCTCCTGTACCACTAACTGTAAAGGCTTACCAGTATTAGCGTCAAGGACCGATGCAATCTCTACGGCTTTACGGGCGTGTCTCTTTGCATAGGCTAACTCCATATCAGGTTTGCAGATTGAATACAGGTAGCCAAGAGCAAGCTGCCCCCCACTACCAATACCGTACGCTCCGTGATTTGCTTGGAAAAAAGAGAGATCACAAGCAATACGAAAGATATTACCGTTAAAAGCAATGAGATAATCGAAGCCACCATCTTTGTCCACCTTGTTGTAGTCGTAGTTGTTGTCGTTAAATGCTGTGAGAATACTTGGGATAATCTTCTTACCCATAAATTGTGCTGGGTCCTCACCTTTGTAAACAGGTGGCTTCCAGTTGTATGCAAGGATGTCACCAGGTCGTGTGTCACCTGAGATACCGATGAGATACTTACCCACCTCAAGAATCTTCGGCGTACTCGTTGCTAACGTTACTAGGTTGTCCTCGGTAATCTGTGAGTCAGCTACTAGAACAGCGTAATCAATACCTTCAAGTGCCGCGATTGTTGTCATACTAGGCATCCTACCAGTCATCGGCGTGTCGTCGCGTAGCGACACCTACTAGTCACTATAATTCGAGCCGTGAGGCGAGATAAGCAGAGCAGGCGGCCCTCTAGGGGCCGCAGCAGTAACCGTACAGTAACCCTGCGGTTCCGTCTACCAACCCTGCCATCGTTTAGATGGCGCAGACGTACCCTTCCTGAGCCTTTTGGGACCGATCTGCGGGGGTTAGGACCACTTCACGTCTGTCCGTGTGGCTCACAAGTCTTTAGCGTTATGGCCTCCTTTGAAGACTACGAGCTGGTCTGGTACTTCCTTGATGCAACCTGTGTTAACTGTGGAAACCTAGTAACAATCCCCTGCCCTGCCGACAAAATGGCATAAAAAAAGAAGGCCGGTCCCCGTAGGGACCGACCTCCTGTTTGCCTCGCGCTATGGGTTACTTAGACCCACGACCAAACTCTGGTGCTGATGCGTCTAGCCACTTGAGTACTGGACCTGCTGCACCTGATAGCGCTGCAAGGCCTAGTGTCTTTAGGTCAGTCTCACCAACAAGGTACAGTGCTACCGCAGCTGATGCTGCTGCACGGAACCAAGATAGTGCGATTTGCTTGAATTGTTCCATTACGGACTCCTTTGCTTTTACTTTGCACCGTGCACTTTGCAACAGGTACAAACTTCTTCCTTAGCCAACTTCTTTGTTGGTGCAGGTATTGCTTTGGCTTTAATCTGATTGATGATCTTTGGTTGATTCATCCACCAGAACCAAGGGCTAGTGTCATTGCCCATATCGTCATTGATTGAAATATGTAAATGCTTATTATGCTTGTTGCTTCCGGTGTAAACTCTATTGCCTTGCTTAGCCTTTTCTGCAGACCAGATCTTTCCCTGGAATATCAGGTACTTAACTCGTTTGTCTTCTTTTAACTTCTCAAAGATATCAATGCAATCAATCCCATTCTTAGGATCGTGTGTTAGATCTACTGCATAACCTGTGTTGTGGTCTGAGTTAGGATTCTGATGGATGTGTGCTGCCGATGGCAGTAATCCATCTGAGGCTTTCTTCCGAGAAGGTGATATCGCCGTGGCTTGTCGAAGGACAGCAATAGCGGCAGGCGTGGCTTTCTTTACAACAGGCTTCATCTTGATTCATCATCCTTCTTCTTACTCTTGAGTCCATTAGCAGATACAATTCCAGCTAGAGTTCCAGTAAGGAACACAGTCAGGGTAGAAACTAAATCAATAAAGGCTGCATCGTTAGGTGCTTGCTTCATTGGTTGAGTTACAAAAACTAAAGCCCAGAGTAATGAGAACACTGAGCCAGCAAATACGATTGCTAAGATGATGCCAATGCTGACAATCAATCTAGCGTGGAGTTCTTCAGGTGTATATCTTTCAGGGCGCTTCATCAAATACCTCTGGTAGTAGATCAATAGTGCAGTTGCCTGTTACCTCGCATTGTGGAGGGTTACACTCAGGCTTTTCCCAATTCTCAAACTCCTGGCACGGGTATCTAACCCAGCCCTGATAACCGCAACCGCTAAGAGTTATTGCGAGCAAGAAGGATGCGATAAATCTCTTCAACCTGTCGCTCCAATCTTGTAACCGAATCCTTTAATGAACTACCAGAGTTAGGCTTGAGTTCATTGAGGTAGTGCTTAACTAACCAGCGCACGGCTGCAGTAAAACCACCGATGATTGTCATTACTGCAACAGCTACTGTTGCGTAGTCTTGTGCCTGCATTAGACCGTCCTAATGGTTACTAAGAGCGTTCCACCGAATCCAGAGAAGCGCTTATCTGATGGGGTTGCATTCCTAAAATCAAGTTCTTCAATCAATCCAATGTAAGATTCACCAGTTCTAAAGTCTTCGACTCTGATGGTGTCACCTACGTTTTCAATTGATTCAAGTTGATTCATTCGGTAGTAGGCTGAGCCTTCATAGCCAGCTTCTACTCCAAAGTGATCTGATTCGTGGTCATAGCAAGACAGTGGATACTGAATCAAACGCTGACGTGGGATAGCAGGTAGAGACTTGATCTGGTAACCAGTAAACAAAGGACCCTTTGACACGTCAGTTGTTGAACGAGTCAGTGTGAACTGGAAGCCAAGGTATTCTTGAGATGCTTGTGGGTAGTTAATGTTAATCTCTGGTACTACTGATTGCTGTGCAAATGTACCAATACGGTAGAAGTTATCTTCGCTATCAACAGAGTCAATGTTAATACCACCATTGGCTGTATCAATACGAGCCTGCATCAGCTTGAAGATCTTAAGTTCTAGTGTGTTGTATCGGATGTAGCCAGTGCGTAGGTAGCCAGTTGGTACAACGCTAGTTGTAGATTCAGCCCAGGTATTATTACCATTAGTAAATGCTGCTCTGTCTGAGTTACCAAAGAAGGCAACCTGACTTGCTGTGGTTGTAGTACCAGTTGCAATCAAGTCCCAAGCCCAAGGGAAGAACAAAGAGTTTGGGATTACAATGGTAGATAGATCAACACGGACTAGCCCTGCTTCTCCATCGACCTTTGATGTAAGGTAGGCAAAGTTATCTCTGAAGGCAATAGCATTACACGGTGCATCTTTGAATAGAAGCGGTCCGTACTGGACATCTCCTGTGGCATCTGCGATGCCCACTCTAAATCCTAGACTTGTTGCAAGAACTGCATATACACCAAGGTAGACATCAAAGTCATTGATGCGTTCACCCTCTGGCATATCGATAATAACTGTAGGCACACTCAGTGTTGGAAAGCCTAGTGAGTTGGGAACTGCTGCATCTAGGTTAATCTTAAAGACAGAAGATGATGTACCGTTTGGATCATAACCTGATACGTAGATTGCTTGTGGACCTTCAGCGATAGATGACCAAACCCAGTTAGCGTTAGGGTGTGTGTACAAAGCTGTAGGTAGGGCTGCAGAACCAGTAGCGTTAGCGTTGAGTTCATATAACACATTGCCAATTGCTAATAGCAGACGCTGCTTAACAAAGCGAATGGTTGCTCTAGTTACTCCTGGGGTATTGTAAATCTCAGAGTCAGCAGGTGTTGCACCAACTGATCCCTTGTGTACCTTGGTGCCGTTAATAAAATAATAGTTTGAGCCATCAGTTGTAAGGCTATAGATGGTTGAGGCTGTACCTGCTTGGGTAATAGTTGTTGATGCACCAGCAGATGTAATCTTCTTTAGCGCCGTGCCATCTGTGACATAGATACAGTCATTAGTTCCATCGTTGACACCGATTAACTGAGCAGGTGCAGCACCAGCATAGAAGCTGGCTGTGTCATTAAGTAGGGTTGCCTGTCCTCTAGTCCAGACATCAACACCCTTTGACTCTGTGTACTGGAAGCGTAGCGACTCTTCTTGGATAGGTTCAAAGAACTTGATACCTGCTCCAAGGTGGAAAGATGATTGGCTGCGTAGCCACCAACCGGTCAGCGTCTGCTCACCAGGCTCACGTGACTGGTCAATCTGTTGCTTACGATACTGCGCTGTTACGCGACGATATGGTGAGTCATCAGAATTGAGCAAGAAGAACGGTAAGCCACCGATTGCTACATCGTATGCCTCGCCAGTTGCTGAGTAAGTAGTTGACCCCGCAGGGTTGGAAAGGGTATATGGAATGCCCTCGGTAATATCGTCGCCGTATGGCACTTAGTTCCCCTTAGTTTGTTGGGCCTGTTAATTCAATCCACTGTTGGTTAGGTTCAAACCACGCATAAGGCTTGCCGTCATCTGGCATAGCTACAGGTGCTTGCCAGTTAAGGTCAGCATCTAGTACCCAAGATGGGTATGGCTGAGGTGCAAGGAAGGCATCCTTGTCAGCATCGTATGTGTAACCGATACCTGCATAACGCTTACGGATGTTACCGTTGTAAGAGGTCTGAACCCACTTGGTATCGTTGCCAAATAAAGATCGGCAGAAGATGACTCCCTGTGTTTCGTTCTCTACGCCCTCAAAGATTAACTCTTCGTTAGCTACCACAATTACTTGTGTGACTACATTGTTATCGTCTAGTTGTGCAAAGTGTGCCATCATATCTCCTTAAAAAGTAATGCTTCCTGAGCCGGTCCATCTGTAAATCCTAAAGCCACCAGTGTTGGTTATTGTTGGTGATCCTGTTGTTGACGCTGCAGCAGAATAAGAATCTGAATAACGGATAATAACTACTCCTGAACCACCGTTATTTACTTGTTTTGTTCCAGTAAGGCTCATAGCTCCACCTGCACCTCCACCGGTATTAGCAGTGCCGCTAGTTCCTGTAGTTCTAGTATCTTCAGATTTACCACCATTACCACCACCACCAGCGCCACCTGTGCCACCAGTTCCGTATGCGGTTCCTCCGCCACCACCAGCATAAGTAACTGAACTACCGGTTATTGATGATGCAACTCCAGCACCGCCAGAGCCGCCTGTTCCAGTCCCACCACCGTTACCGTTTCCGCCAACAGCACCAGCACCACCGCCGCCTCCAAAAGCGTCAAATCCACTGCTGTTTCTGTTTCCACCTGCATAACCTTGGTTAGCAGTTCCTGCTGCTCCACCTAAATTTTGGTTTGCATCGCCACCACCAGAACCACCAACAGCGGGGCTTACTGAACCAGAGTTAGTTCCTCCTTTGCCACCACCAGTTGAAGTAACTGTGCTGAAAGAAGAATTACTACCATTAGAATTATCGCCACCACCAGCACCTATAGTAACTGTGTAGGTAGATCCAGGTGTAATTGAAAATACAGATTCTGCGCTTGCTCCGCCACCTGAAGGCGCTCCTGGAACTGAACTTCTAAATCCACCAGCACCACCGCCACCTGATTCAGTTGAACCAAATTGAGTGCTAGTAATACCTGAACCACCGCCACCTGCTACAACTACATACTGAACTGTTGGTGGTACAGGATTGTAGAAAGCATTGCCAACAAGCATACTTCCTGAGCGAGTTTTATTTTTTACACTTTTATTTGCCATTAGAAAGTTATGCTCCCGCTTCCAGTAAACTTGTAAATTCTGTAGCCACCTGATGTCGTAATAGTTGGAGAACCTGTTGTTGCAGTTGCTGCAGGGTATGAGTCTGCATAGCGGATAATTACAATTCCTGAACCACCATTACGAGCGACACCGCCGCCGCTTCCTTGTGCACCACCGGCACCGCCTCCAGTATTCGCAGCTCCGTCCGTGCCGTTAATATTGTAACCACGAGCGCCACCATTACCACCACCGCCTGCACCGCCTTGCCCATTATCCTCGTAACCAGTACCTCCGCCTCCGCCGGCATAAGTAACCGAGGATCCTGAATATGAAGATGCCGTACCAGCTCCACCTGCACCGCCTTTTTGTGAGCTTGTATTAGGAGCGCCACCGGCCGCACTTGCACCGCCGCCACCGGCCGCACTTGAGGCACTACCGCTACCCGTACCACCGTTATTACCTTGTCCGGCCGTACCTGTGCCACCGTTTCCGCGCGAGTCATAGTAAGCACCGCCACCGCCACCTGAGCCGCCATTTTGTCCACCGGCTACCTCATCGCCACCGCGGCCGCCGCCTGTAGATGTAATAGAGCTAAATACTGAGTTAGAACCATTGGCTCTACCAGCACCTCCAGCACCAACAGTTACTGTAATTGGTGTGCCCATAGAAACAGTGAGTGCAGTTGCAGTTCTAAAACCACCAGCACCGCCACCGCCACCGTAACCATCAAGACTTCCGCCACCACCTGCGACTACAAGATAGTCAACAGGGATTGCTGGGTTGTAAAAAGGGTTACCAACCAAGAGGCTTCTACTGTACGTCTTATTCTTCACACTAAAAACAGCCATTAGTTACTCCTTGATTAGTTAAATGATTACTTAGATAGTGCTGCGATTTCCTCGGCTGTTAGGCCAAGGGCTGCGAGCTTTGCTTGTGCATTAGCCTTTGCTTCAGCAACTGCTACTGCTTCTGCCTCTGCTTCGTGCTGTGCTGCTGCAGCCTGTGCTGCTGCTGCTTCGTTTGCTGCGATCTCTTCGGCTGTCAAAGGACGTTCTGTGACGATGCCTGTCTCGCAATTGATTTCTACTGCTGTTGTCATTGTTGCTCCTTGGTTAATTAAGATTTGGAAATTCCGTAAAGGTAAAAACTAGAACCTGAGACAAAATTACTGCCAAACAATCTTGAAAGATTGATGGAAGTAATTGCTGCAGTTGAGTTAGCAAAACTTGCCTGCGCCCACCCATCTGCTGTGGTTGAGTTATCTTCACTCATAAGTATGCTACCAATAGGTTTTGTTGTTGAACCTGCATAGTTTGGTAAGTAGATCTCACCTGATGCAAAGGTATTAGATGTTGCACTTGCAGCATCAAAATAACCAAAACCAGCAGATGTTGCAGCAGAGTCTCTGCCACTTTGCGCCACCCCACTTGAGTAAGTTGAGTAAAGGTAGGTAGTTGAAATGTTAATAGATGAAGAGTTAAGTCCTACCATTAACAGATCTCGTCTATCTGCTCTATCGCCTCTTACACTAAACCGAACCACTAAATCTGTATAGGTTGCAGGAATAGCAGAAAAGGTAACAGATGCAGCAGAACTGCCAAGGACATTGGACGAAATAAGTGTGTAGGTACTAGGCATTTTTTATCCCATACAGAGTCGCGGTTGTGCCAGCAGCAAAATCAGTAA